ACCGTGTCGCAGACCCAAGGCCACACGTGGGCACCCGGATCAATTCCCAGCGGTTCCCAGTCCGCAAAGAAATCACTCATGAAGGCGCTCGACTACCTTAGCAATTTCGATGAAATCGTGCTGATGTTTGACGCTGACGAGGCTGGGCAATCAGCGGCCCTTGATTGTGCCGAAGCTTTACCAATCGGCAAGGTAAAGATTGCCACTATGCCTTTGGGTTTCAAAGATCCAAATGATTGTATGCTTGGAGGCAAAAGCGCAGAGTTAATTAACGCAATACATCAGGCAAATGACTTCCGACCTGATGGTATCGTGAGTGCTGCGGATCTGCGTGACATTGTTGGCGAAGCAGATGCCAAGGCCGAGATAGAATACCCGTACCAAAAGCTCAACGATTTGCTGATGGGCATCCGTACCTCGTCTTTGATTACTATAGCGGCAGGCTCGGGTGTCGGGAAGTCTACGCTGGTGCGTGAGTTCGCCTACGCGATCCACCAGAGCGGCAAAGCTGGCCCTGTTGGCATGATGATGCTTGAGGAAACGACGAAGCGCAGCCTGCAAGGCCTTGTCGGACTTCACATGAACAAGAACATCACGGTAGACCCAGACGCTGCGACCCGCGAAGAGATCGAGGCCAGCTTCGACAGCTTAGTGCAGAAGCAGCAAGTGTACTTCTTTGATCACTTTGGCGGCTCAGACCTGCAGGTTTTAAGCAACCGCATTCGCTACATGAACAAGGGGCTTGGTTGCAAGGTTATATTCCTTGACCATATCTCGCTGTTAATCTCAGCGGCGACGGGCGGGGTGACTGATGAGCGCCGTCTGATCGATCAGATAATGAATGATCTACGTGTCTTAGTTCAAGAGCTAGACATCGCTCTGTTCGTTGTGAGCCACCTGAGACGACCACAGTCCGAAGCAGGCCACGAGGGCGGGGCTAAGGTCCAGCTAAGTCAGCTACGTGGCAGTCACGCGATTGCACAGCTTGCTGATGCCTGCATAGGCCTAGAGGTCGATGCCGAGGACCCAACAGCGGGGCTCAGGAACTTGGTTGTACTAAAGAACCGCCACACTGGCTCAGTCGGTTACGCAGGATCTCTGCGTTATGACATGGCTAGTGGGCGGCTCAGTGAGGTTGATGCTGAGTTTGATAGCGACGTGCCTTTTTAAAACCCAACTAGCAGAAACTTTTCTTAGGGTTGGGATTTTGACACTTAGTTGGGAGATTATAACGATGAGCACTTATGCTTCGCGATCCAAAAGATTTGCCTTTGACCTAGAAAGCAACGGCCTCCTCGACACCATCAACCGCATACACTGCCTAGTCCTGAGAGACCTTGACTCAGGCCGTGTGCAGACCTTTGACATCCGCGACAGGGACGCCCTGTGTCGGGGCCTGCGCTACCTCCAAGAGGCAGATGAGATCGTCGGCCACAACATCATAGGCTACGATATACCGGCGATCCAGATCGTGCACCCTTGGTTCAAGCCGAAAGGCAAAGTCACCGACACGTTGGTGCTCTCGCGCCTGATCCACGCCGACCTTATGGGCGAAGATGCTGCTACACAACGTAGCGTCGAGGACTTCCCTAAGCGCCTTTGGGGCTCACACAGCCTCAAGGCTTGGGGCCTGCGTATCGGCAACTTCAAAGATGACTATGACGGCGGCTGGGAGAAGTTCAGCGAAGAAATGCTGTCGTACTGCGTCCAAGACGTCAACGTCACTGTCGAGCTATATCACCGGCTGATGTCTGCCAATGCCTCGGAGAAGGCTGTGGATCTTGAGCACCAGCTTGCTGAGATCTGCTTTCGCATTGGTAACAACGGTTGGACTTTCGATCTCGGCAAGGCGGCGACTTTATATGCCAAGCTGGCAGGTAAGAGGCAGGAACTGACGAAGTCTCTCGATACGTTGTTTCCACCTTGGCAGGTCGCTGAGACCTTCATACCAGCCCGAAATAACAAGACGCGCGGCTACATCAAAGACGAGCCTTTCGAGAAAACCAAGATGGTTGAGTTTAACCCAAGCAGCAGGCGTCACATAGAGAAGTGCCTCCGAGACAAATACGATTGGAAGCCTAGGAAATTCACCGGCGACGGTCATGCCATGATCGATGACAAGATCTTAAGTGCTCTGACTGAATACCCCGAGGCGCAGAAGCTGGCTGAGATGTTCATGCTGCAAAAGCGCATTGGACAGCTAGCCGAGGGCAGGCAGGCGTGGATGAAGCGCGTCGATAGCGATGGTCGCATCAGGCATTCGATAGTCTCGGGAGGCACAATCTCTGGCCGCGCAAGCCATCGGTCGCCAAACCTTGCACAGGTGCCTGCCGCCCGTCTCCAGTACGGCCAAGAGTGCCGAGAGTTGTTCACAGTTCCCGATGGTTGGTTGCTGTTAGGAAGTGACCTTGCAGGCTTAGAATTGCGTTGCCTTGCCCATTACCTCAACGACGATGACTTCACTGCCCAGATCCTCGACGGCGACATCCACACCTATAATGCCAAGGCTTTCGGGGTAGACCGCCCAACTGCCAAGACCGTGGTCTACGCCATGATGTATGGAGCAGGAGATGCTCTGGTGGGCTCAGTGGCTGGCGGCAATGCTAAGCTCGGCAAGAAGCTCAAGGCCAACTATGCCCGCGAAGTGCCAGCGTTTGCTACGCTCCAGAAAGGCATCTCCCGCACCTTCAAGCGGCGTGGTTATCTCAGAGGCCTAGACCGGCGAAAGCTCATCATACGTGGCGGCTCAGAGCACAAGTGCCTTTCCCAGCTACTCCAGTCGGCGGGGGCCATTCTCTGCAAGAAGTGGGTCGCTCTGATCGACCACGAACTCAAGCAGATTAGCGATCAAGCTTACATGGTCGGCTGGATTCACGACGAAGTGCAGATTGCATGTAAAACACAGGAGGTCGCTGATCATGTCGGTGATATCACTCGAAGAGTGGCGCAAGAAGCAGGCGCTGCTTTCAAAACAAACATCCCCATCGAATCCGATTTTAGCGTTGGAAGAACTTGGGCTCACACCCACTGAGGTTGATGAGCAAATGGCGCACACGATGTCGATCTACATTGTCCTCGACCGTGCCCATCGTCGGCCTTTTTCCGTCAAATCCAGGTTCGCCCGAGAGGGTGCATTCTACGTAGGCATGGCCGCGTCGGAAGGCTGGATCACGACGGCTGCGGATGAACACCCGAGCAACGAACAGTGGGGCAACCACTGGGTAATAACTGAATCAGGCATAAGAATGCGGAGACAATTAGATGAAATACTCAGAGCAGTTACTAAGCAAGAAGATACTACTGATTGACGCCGACCTCTACCTATACAGAGCCTGCGCTGCCGCCGAGGAAGAGGTAGACTGGGGCGACGATCTTTGGTCGCTACAGACTGACCTCAAAGAGGCCAAGTCGATCTTCCAGAGGACGCTGCAGGAGGTCTGTGAAGCTCTCGATACGGCCAACTTCATCCTATGCTTTAGCGACCGCGACAACTTCCGCAAAGAGGTGCTGCCGTCGTACAAAGGTGGTCGCAAGAAGGTACGCAAGCCGGTGGGCTATGGGGCTGCGGTGCAGTGGGCACGAGACACCTACCTTTGGCACTCAGAGCCTTTCTTAGAAGCCGACGATATTATGGGCATTCTTGCGACTGCGCCTGACAGCAAAGGCATCATTGTCAGCGATGACAAGGACATGCTCACGCTGCCTGCCAAGCTCTACCGCCCCGTCTCAGGTGAGCACCACGACATCTCAGTCGCCGATGCTGATCGGGCGTTTCTTACGCAATCCCTGACTGGCGATCCGACCGATGGGTACATGGGATGCCCCCGCATCGGAGCAGTTACAGCAGCCAAGGTGCTTGGCCCACAGCCTCACTGGGATCTCGTGGTCGCCGCATACCTCAAGGCGGGGCTGACAGCAGCCGACGCTCTGCAGCAAGCAAGGTGCGCGAGAATACTGAGGTTCGAGGACTGGGACCAAGACACATCGACAATCAAACTATGGGAGCCAGAGAAGAGCAATGAACAAACAAGTTAAAGAGCACCACTTTGCTGGCGCAGCGCCTCACCCACTGAAGGGTGTCAAACTTACCGGATATTGGAAGCACCTTTTCAGCTACCGCAACAATGGCAGCAAGCTGGCACCGATGACCCGCGCAGAAGAGAGCGTATTTGCTCAACTCATAGCCGCTCATGAGGCTGACATATACAGGCCTGAGCCCGAGCCACGGCATTCGCTGACTGCAGTCACCAGAGAGGCCCGACTGCCGGTCCACAAGGCGGCTCTAAGGACCTATGAGCACATGCTGCTGATGGATCATCTAGGGGACACGGTAGCCAACGTCGCCACCAGCCAGCTTTGCGTCAAGCGTCACGTCGAGCACGTCTTTGACATCCTTAAAATGCGCGACTTCATCGAGCCAGCAGAGACCGAGGGCATGTGGCGTTTGACACCCAGAGGCAGGGCCAATTGCGGTCATGTGATCGATGCCAAGGAACGTGAGAGAGACGAGCGATACCTGCGCCAGAGGCATGGGCTGGGGGCTAAGACATGAGCATCATTAAAAGCCCTGACCACTATGCCAAGTGGTCCATAGAGCCGATCATTTTCATCATGAGCAATGGCATGAGCTTCTGGCGAGGCAATGTCATCAAGTACACAGTTCGCGCAGGCAGCAAGCACTACGTCGGCATGACCCCAGACGAGAGCGAAATCACAGATCTCAAGAAGGCACGTCGCTATATCGACATGCGCCTAAATCAGCTAGAAGGCAGACCAATCAATGAATAGCAACAACGATAACTACCTACCTACCGAGTTCCAACGGTTCATCCACACCAGTCGCTATGCCAAGTTCTTTGATGGGCGCCGTGAAGCTTACCCTGAGACTGTCGGTCGGTACATCGACAACGTCGTGTTCAATGAGATTGGGGGCGACCCCGAGAACGTCGCTGTCATCGAAGAGCTAGAGCAGGCGATCTTGGGCTGCGAGGTAATGCCCTCGATGCGTGCGCTGATGACTGCAGGTCCTGCATTAGATCGAAGCAACATTGCAGGCTTTAACTGCTCCTACACGCCTATCGACCACCCGCAGACGTTCTCCGAGGTGCTCTACATCTTACTCAATGGGACGGGGGTCGGCTTTAGCTGCGAACAGAAGTACGTGGACAGCCTTCCACAGGTGCCGCCGTTCATCATCGACGGGTCCGAGTTGATCATTGTCGAAGACAGCAAGGAAGGGTGGGCCTATGCGTACCAAGACCTCATCAATCTACTGTGGATGGGCAGACAGCCTGACTGGGATCTCAGCCGTGTGAGGCCTGCCGGTGCCCCTCTTAAGACCTTTGGTGGTCGTGCGTCGGGGCCTGAGCCACTGCAGAAACTCTTTGACCACACGGTCAAGATCTTCAAAGGCGCAGAGGGCAGAAAGCTTACGCCAATCGAAGTTCACTCGCTGGTCTGCATGATCGGCCAAGTGGTGGTCGTAGGCGGTGTGCGCCGGTCAGCTTTGATCAGTCTAAGCGATCTCGGAGACGATGACATGCGGTTGGCTAAGTGCGGCGAGTGGTGGATCGACAACCAGCACTTTGCTCTGTCGAACAACTCGGTGGCCTATGAGCACACGCCCACCTCAACTGAGTTTATGGAAGAGTGGCTGTCGCTGGCTAAGAGTGGCTCAGGTGAGCGTGGCATCTTCAACAGGGAAGCTGCGCGGCGACACGCTGAGATGATCGGTCGCGACCATAACAATGAATTTGGGACAAACCCCTGCAGCGAGATCGTGCTACGTGGGCAGCGCATTGATCCCGAGACAGGCAAGGGCATACCGGCGACAGGCGGTCAGTTCTGCAACCTCACTGAGGTCGTGGTCAGAGCTACAGACACACCGGCTGACTTGGAACGCAAGATCCGCTTGGCGACGATACTTGGCACGATACAGGCCACGCTGACGTCGTTTCCTTACCTGCGCCCGATCTGGAAAGAGAACACAGAAAAGGAGGCTTTGCTCGGTGTGTCGATGACCGGCATCATGGACAACCCGTACACCAACGGGCTCAATGGATACGGCCTCGGTGCCCTGCTTCGACGCCTTCGCGATGTGGCGATAGAGACTAACTACAAGTGGGC